CAGCAGGTTTACTCGGTGTATTACGTTTAACTAATTTAGCATTACGATATACCTTAATTATATTAGGGGGGGTAGGCCGATATGCCTCAAGTAATAATTTCTTCTTAATAAAGGCGAGGTTAACAATTTCACGATATATATCAGATGGGTGTATTTTCACTTCCTCGTGAATAATAACGGGCTGGCGCGGTGTGTAAATAGGCTGACATACATCAACCTCTTTAAACACTTCTGGAGGCTTCTTTAAAGCTTGCTGTGTTTCATGTTGTTGTATAGTATTTACAAGATGCTGAGCCCTCCTTTCAGCTGCACGGATTGCAGATTGTGTAGTAACTGGTCGTGTAGTAACTGGACGGATTGTATTATTTGTAGGATGAGTATTATTTTTTAGTTTCTGCATAGATGTTATCATTGTGGCAGATGCTCGGGATGCTATTGCAAGAGCATTCTTAGATGCAGACATACGAGATTCGTGTGCATTCGTTTTAGAACCTCTCACTGTATATGATCCATCAGAAAACGTAGGAAGCTGTGGGCGTTCATCATAATCGTCATAGTCGTCTCCCATTCTAGTACTAAAAAGATTAATAAGCAAACATCATTCCCGCGCGGCCGCCATAAACGCGCAATATATTATATGTTTCAGCATATACATATACAGTATATCTGTCAACTATATCATCTGTTATATTACCTGTCTTACCATGGAACCCCATTGTTAAATTAAGACGCTGTATCTTGTCTAAATTTGCTTGACCCATTGGCATAGAGAATGGCGTGTGACCATTCTGTAACCCCAGTGGTATGTTATAGAAATATCGATTAACCCATGGAGCCTTCCTTTGCTCCATTGATGGAATAAGAGATCTGAATAATGCTACGTTCTCCGTACTATATCGCGTAAGTGTCTCGGAATAACTTAAGGCAAGCCATCTGATAGGTTCTGAATTTCGAGTTGAAAACCCTGGTTTCAATGTCGTTGGGAGGCGCTCGTTAAGACCCAAGGCATCTGGCCACCATGGAGCCTGTATAGTACCATCTGTAAGATCTCTTGTACATAAAAAAGGTGCATTGTATCCTGGGCCCTCGTATTTTTGACAAAAGAAAAAAAGATCTCTTGTTGGATTAGGTATAATAAGGGGTATTCTAGCAAACTTATTATTCTGAGTATCAACCGGGTCAAAGATATAATGCTGAACGATTGGAACCTGTATATCTGCTATACGAAATCTGTTAGCCTCAGGCTTATCCAAGTATATATATTCTACCAAGAGGTAAGCATCTTGCATAGAATATTGTGTAGGCATAGATATAGATGATTTAGTAACTTTCTTACCAGGAGCCCTTACAGGCTCTAAGCCAGGGACTACTGAGCCATTTAGATCTGCATTATAGAATGAAGATCCTGCCATAGGCCACAAGGAAGCTGCTTGAGCATTATTCTCGACCACATTTCCTGAGCCATCAAGTGTTCTAGACTGAGTATAGTATAGGGCATTAATTGTATTAAAATTTAATGTAATACGTGTCTCGTCTATATTTAGAGCATCTATAGGTAAGAAACAACCAGGATCTCCTCTTGAAAACCAGAAGGGTAAGTTCACAACGACTTGCTCGGAAGTGCTTGTTGTGCCAAATGAGGTATCTGTAAAACCATTATCCTTTCTTAAGATTTGTCTACTTGTTTCTACTGTCTTTTCTAGGGGTGTTTGAAACTCGTCTATGACTTCCATTAATTGTCCAGGGATTGTGTCTGAAAGGACACCACCAATATGCAATTGAACTTGGTTAACTAAGTTATGACCTAGAGAATTCGTCCAACCAAAGTGTGGCCCTACAAATCCTGGTTGTGACTTTGCTAAATCTTGCGGTGTCTTAATATCTGGCATCTGAACAACCAAAAAAACTCTAGATATCAATTCACCTTGAACAGGCAATCGAGCTATGGCAATCTTTCCAAAATCAGGTTTAGTATCAAAGTCTATTCTAGCCCAATTAGTGCCATACCGTCCTGCCTTAACAAAGACATTCAGTAAGGAACCTATGCTGGGCTGACCCTTTGGGGGCTGTAACCGTTCATCTTGCATTCCTGTTGAAACTATCTTGAGTAGACTGGCTACCATCTATTCCTCTTTTGTCATTTTGTTTATGTAATATTTGGCGTGTTGCTTACACACATGGTCAGATCTGGCATCTTTTAGAATAGCTGAACGTGAACAGCTCTTACCTTCCTGTGTAAGAGCTCTACAGATATATGCCATACTATGACCCTTGCGGACCTTGTTCTTCATCCATGCCTCTGAACTCTGATCAAAGAATTCCTTAGTAAACTCTTGAATACCAGGCATTTTTGCCAGTATATAGAGGCAATTGAGTATCAATTTTATTCGCCATTTAGTTCGCGAATAAGATGAGTAATAATGGAAGGATTCCATGGAATCGATGAATGTAGTTTAGGGTCCCAAAATTCCTTATCCTTTCCCATTGTAAGTTCATTTACAATAATCTTGCGAAGCGTAGTTAATTGGCATATGTTTGTAAGGGGCTTCATCTTATAGACGTTCTTCCAGACTTTGCCACCACGCCTCTCCCAGGTAAACTTATCATCATCAGACCCTCGTGCAGTAATCTCAACTATCTGGACAAGCCTATTCGAGCCACACTTGATAACACAGAGTGTTCCAGGTGGAAGGTCTGAAATAGTAGATGCATTAGAAGCTACAAGGCCAGCTTTTTCTCCAATACACATGTCATTGATTGCCTTCCCCCCTACACTATAACGGTTTGCATAACTAACTACTACAGATAGCATTTGTGCGAGCATTTGTGCTGACATGTTTTTTCAATTTTAATCAATGAATACCTTGTTACAGATGCCATTTCCAAAGCGAACCCATTGAAATGCATAGACAAAGACATGAACCTCCCATTCTGTGTCTGAACTTCCACCTGGGGGCTTGACATTCAGAGTTAGACGCAATGTATTGAGACGACTTGCATTTATTGTTCCTGTTGGATCATGTTCACCAGGATGTCTAGCAAAAGAGTAACCATAGATAAAGGCATCATAGGCTGTCTTGCCTCCTCTATGAGCCCTTGAAATATGAGAGCGAAACCATGCTTCATCTTGTGATATAATATCTTGGCCATTCGCCTGTATCTTTGCAGAGACTAGAAGAGGTTCTAGGGGTCCAAAGGTTGGATGGTAATCTTTTTCTAGAGTAGCACTGTAATTAGTCCAGTCATTGTTGAGGGTAACTGCTGCCTTTCGTCTTAAAATCCAAACAATTTCCTCTATAGGCTGATTGGCTTCTAGAGGAAGCTGAACAGTAATGAGATCATTACCACTTTTATTTATCACGTACTTTAATGGTTCTGTGAAATCAAACTGCTGTATCTCTCTGAAGGGTCTCTCAAATGGTTCTCTGAGAAGCATCTCACGATACATTCCATCTACGAAGACACCCTGAGTTAGAAGTTGAATGTTTTTTAACATAGGTTCCTCTTCAGATGAATGAATAGCTGTAACCTTATTAAAAGAAAGCCTATTATCTACGAACTTAAATTCCTTTCTTAAAGGAATATCAAGACAATCTGAGCGACTTCCAGATAGAATACGAACAATCTGATCAAAACGTTTTAATGTAATTCTGATACGCATGGTACCCTGGCGACAGGATATCAGAGGAAAAGTAGCAGTTATCTTCTCTCTGAGCATAGAGAACATAAGTGGGACTGTAACCCATCCTTCTTCCGTAAAAAAGGCTCTTGTTCCATCTGATGATTTTAGATCATCAATTGATTTAAGGCCAAGTGTATCTGCAAGTCCATAATGAGTATTTAGGTCTGGAAATAATATAGAACTAACGTGAATAGAATCACCAGTTACTCTTTCTAAAACCTGGTCATCTACCTCTAAGGTAGCCTCTTCTAAGACAGCTGTACCAAGTGAATTACAGTAAGTCCAGAGTTCACTGGGGTTAATAGGGCTAAAATGCTTCTGTCTTAAATTTTCTCTAACAATAGCAGTAAACCAGTCTCCAAGTTGAAGTTGAATATATAGACTGCTAATTAAATCTCCACAATTTATGTCTCCTAATTCAAAGGTAAATGTCTGACCAAATGTAGCCGGTCCCCTGAATGTAAACTCACGCATTACACTTGACATAGGGACTGTCCGTAGTGTCTCATCTCTGGTAAATCTTGTTACAGTAGCATCTAATGGAAAAATAATATTGTCCTGAACATCTCTAGATACTAAGTCTATTAGTGTTGTTGCAGGGCCTCTTGGCTGTTTTGTTCCATATCCATTTTTTTGATTAATGTCCATCTTACTAAATTCAGATGGTATTATAAGATATTAAATGTTAGCGCATCTATAAATATTGTTTGTATATCTTCATGGCATTTCGCATACCAGGTGTTTGATGTTTATGATATTTTGCCCTGTAATACATTGTTCTTGCTACCTGTCGAGCCTTGCCTCGAGTTACAGAACGAAATCGACGAACTGTATCTTGAGCTTTCTTACGTGTACCATAACCAGCTTTAATAACGGGCGGGTGCTTAGAATTACTAAATACCGCCATTCTACATTTAAGATGTAAAATTACTTAGTTCCAGTACTTCCAAAGCCACCCTCACCACGCACGGTCTCAGGAAGCATGTCAACATAGGCTACCTCCTTAATATAGCCAAGACCAGGTGCAATCACCTGGAACAGACGTGTGCCCTTCTCAACACTAGAAAGCTTAGACCCCACTGAGACTACAGGTGCCATGAGCTGACCACGGTAAGAGCGGTCAATAATACCACGGCTGTTCGCCATAATGAAACCGGTCTTGTAAATGGATGAACGGGGCTCAAGAGTAAAATGGCTATCCTCAACAAGCTCAATGCCATCATCCATAGGAGTAAACTTAACCATGCGAGCCTTCACACCCAGCGGGAGTAGAGTAGCTACCGTAGCCGGCGCATTATCAGTAACAACCTTCAGATCGTAGCCAGCATTATCCTGAGAAAGCTTCTCAACCGTACCAGTCTCAGGATAAAAGGGTGCACCCTGCTCAGTCACTAGAAGCTCAAGACGATAATACTGTGCCATTGTGCTTAACTATTGGTTAACACCGTGGTCAATTTTATCGCATAAAATTGACATTGTGTCAACTGGTATACTGGTATCACAATGTCCAGCTTTTCAGACGTAGCCAGTTCACTCACTCTGCCATCGTGGTGTATGCGAAAGAACCCTACGCCAAAAGAACAGCTACAAGACGATGTAAAAATGCTTACGCTATCATTTGGACTGTATCTGTTCTCATATTGGTGGGGCTTTCACTCACTCTGTATCCTCTCACTTGCAACAATGAATTTGATTACCTTCCAGGCCGGCAATAGTTTCAATGAGTATTATACGAAGACGATCCATCTGAACCAGTTTGACGAACTTGATGTATCTACGAGTTCTGATAACTCGGATACAATTGATGAGCTGTCTCTAAAGCAGAGAGAGCATGGAGCCACTAGTTCACGGGGCATGACTGAGGAGCAGGAGGAGAAGTTGTATCAGCAACTTCGTGAGGTTGTGGATGAGACGGGATTCCGAAACCGCAAGAGGCGTTCTCTAGCTACAGGTCACACGCCTTCTTCAACTAGCCTATGTGAGGATGGTGAGATTTCATCATACCCCCCTATCCCACAGTCAGATGTAGAGGATGATCACGATGACTATACGGATATGCCAGGTCTAGTGAGGGCAGATGAGCAGAAGCCTGTGATTAAACCCATCTATAGTGTAAACAATGC